ATGCCCGTCATAATCTCTGAGAAAATCCCCGAGACACATGCGTACCGCGTATTATCGTCAGTCATGAAGACACCATACATTCATCACCTTTTCGGGGACGACGCCTTGGCCAAGGTGGCCGAACACCTTGGCTGGCTTACGGTCGGCGTAGCCTCCTCTATAGCTTGGCCTCAGGACGACGTTTGGTTAGATTACGATGGTGCCGAGTATCTGCTCCATGGGGCGCGGCAGGAGGGCCAACAACGTATCAGCCCAAGTATTAGTACGCCCGCGAAGCAGAATAATTGCGATGAGGCATTGGCACGTGTGTATCGGTTCACTTCCGTGCTCGGCTTTTACAAGCGGGGTTACGTTGATATCACCGGGCAAGTCTGGGGCAGTCGTATGATTCGTTACTCTACCAGTACAAAGTTCGCAACCCTTTTGCAGTCAGGCTACAGAACTTTTAGCTGTAACCACATGCCCGTCATTGAGGACGACCAAGTACGCAAGGCCCTCGCATTTTTGCGAGAAGGACGTCGACTAGAGCATGTGCATGGACCTTATTCATTTTTGTCGTTTTTCAAGGTCATCGAGAGTCAATTCAAGGCAACCGACCGTATTGCTTGGGTTGAGCGAAACTTAGCCCTTCTCACGGATGAGCAAGCAGTAAAAAGAATCCATGAGCTAAATGGCCAGGGCGTCAACGTCAATCGTCACCTTTTCGATTCGGGACGCTGCGCCGTCGCTCATGCGAGCGTTGGTGGCAACATCGTGGATCCGGACATTCCTGCAGACCGTCAGCGCATCGCTGCCGACCTCAATATTATCGCGGCACTGGCAATCCAATATATTAAGGTGGACGCCGGCGTGCCTGATGAGTCAGACCTCTACCGCATACGAGACCGAGTGGCACCTTGGCATGAGCTAATGCCTAAGGCGTCGGTAGCTAATTTAAAAGTTGGCGGCCGAGTGACAGAGGTCGGCGACTTAGGCAAACTCAATGAAGCAATCGTATCTGTAAGGCTCTGGCCTGACTCGCCCCCAAAGCAGTTTGAGACTATGAAATTGGTGCCGACGGAATGCAGCGACGGCGTATTGAAATTCATTTTACTGAGCGTTCGCAACACTATACTGCTTGCGTTCGCAATGGACTTGGTAAACGGACGCATGCATACGCTGCTGGATGAGAGCGGAATACGTGACGGAAGCGACTTTGGCGAAGAAGATGTCGAAGATTTCACACGCTATTTCCACAGCGTTGTCGCGAATCGCACTGTTGAACTAACCATCGACGGCGTTGAACCAGTCGACTGTGATGTTATCATACCGACAAACATAATTCCGCGTATTCCCGAAGAGGCTGTCGCACAGGCTCTTATAGATTTCAGGCAGCGTCGGGCGCAGAATCAATAAATTTTGGGCGCGAGGTAATGACAGCTTTTTTACGTTGGATTATGTGGAGGATCAGTGACTGAAATTTGCAATTTGGTGTTCTCTTCTCAAGAGTTTCTAAAACTGGTGCCAGGTTTGGTGATTTTCCCGCTAAGTTTGTACTTGGCGATAAAGAAAATCGGGGTAAGCATTTCCTGTTCAGCTCAGATGGGCGAGGATCGTTTTTTTCCAGCTCAGGTGAAAAGTGTGGTGCTATCAAATAACAAAGATCGACCGATCACTATCTACGATGTGTTTGGCGTCTTCGGGGATCATATACAGTTCCCAATGCACCAATTTGAACCTCCCCTTGTGTTGAAAGCTCTTGAGACTATTTCTATCGCGACTGAGCGCTACTCGTTTCTCACAGTAGGAAGCGATGAGTGGCAGCACAGTATGGCCCCAAACGAAAAGATTGATTTTTATATTACAACTACTGAGGGTGGCATCAAATGCAAGTCTTTTGCCAAACCGATGATGATAGCGCAAGCGATCCTGCAAGGATACGTGATGGCGACGCGACATACCAAACAAATAAATGGCAAAGTCATTAGTAAGAAAATCAGGTTTATTATGGTATATGCAGTGGGCAACGATGAAAAAACTGCTCTTATCGAGAGCGGCGGACTACTGGACGAGTTCACTGGTTTGGGCTTCAACTCGATTAGCCTAAATCATATGCAAAGTGTTGAAAAAGTAAGCGAGTATGTCCGCTCCGTTAGCCCGGACTTAAAGTTTCATGTCAGAGAGTCTAAGGGAGGAAGGTTCTAATCGTTCGCCTCTCCGGCGAGCGCAGTATGAGGGTCAGGTCTGTCACTCGGATACGGACTGATGCGCTGGGTGCTGTAGAAGCTGGCTAAGTTGAAAAGCTGATTGGAACCACGAACGTGCGCCATCAGCGCGGCAATGAAATTCCTACCAAAGTATCTATCTACACAAAGGAAAAAAATGCCAGACTTTGAGGAAATTTTAAAAAAAGCTGAACAGGTTCTCAACTCTTCTTATCGCGATTTCAAATCACCAATCTCTGGTTTACACAGAGATTTTGCCGAGCTAAAACTTCAAAGCGCCATATTCCAATATGACATATCCACAGAAATGATTGGAGTAATTCGAAACAAACCAATAGATTTTGCTCAAGCAGTGGCTTTAAAAGGACTAATCCTAAGACTGTTTGAATACAAATTGCGCCTGCAAGAAATGACACCGAAAATCGAAAAACTGATGGCAGAGAGAGGGGTGCCGATCAGTAGGGAAATTAAAAAAGAACTGCGTATACAATTTGCTGCCCCCCTAGGTCTTCTGGAGCGATGGGGGCCACTGAGAAATAATGCAGCGGGCCATTATGGAGCTGACTTTAACCTCCAAATATCGTCATTGGAGAGTGTTGACTACGACCGAGTAATGAGCGTTGCGCAAGGGTTTCTAAGCTACAATCGAGCGTGGGTAAAAATTCTTCGAGACGCTGCTTGGGCTGATTTTACCAATGATTATGATTGTGAATAAAACCCCATACTGGACCAAAAACTTAAAACTATATTTCATTGACTTGAAATTTTCAACCTCCTGAATTAACTTCGAAAGTATCTTTTCAGCATGGACCCCTCTTCCTTTTTTTATAGCCTCACAAATAAGCAACGAAATCAGTTAAATGAACTGGATCGCGCAAACCACGATGCACAAGTAAAAAAATTTGAAGAAGCATATGAAAGAGGTTGCTGCTATTTGTGTGGAGAGCAATTTGATCAGATGCGGACGGCAGCGCCTTGTTCACATTGGCTTCTACGCAGGACAAAATTCAAGAAAAAAGACTTTTCTAAAATTTTCGCTAGATATGATTACCACGCAATCGCAGCTTTCCTACGATGGTGCGCCAACAAAGAGCAGCCTCTCAGGAATATCAATGATCTAGAGGATGAAAAATCTGATCGGAAAATATTAAGTTATTCTATTCGATGGAAAAATATCGAGTGGAGTTTTGATTGCTCCAAAACTGATTTCATGGGACACGGTGGACACCACTCTTCATTTCCTCACTATCACTTTCAAATGCGGATTGATAACCGTCCATTTATAGATTTTAATGAATTTCATGTCCCACTTTCCAAACGTGACATTTTTATGCTTGAGGCGCGAGCATTACCCAATGTTCACTATGGCTTCGGTGCGGCGGGGGCAGGCATGCAGGAAGCGGTGGAAGTGGACGCCGATTGGGTGATCGAGGAAACATCAAGAACGGATCAGGAAGATGAACAAGTTTACAATTTATCGACAATAATTATGGCGGATGAGTCTCCTATCTTTGGGGAAGATTTGCAGAAAATCTTTAGCGAGGTGAAGCGAACCGGCAAAACCTTTGCATCGGTAGCACGCAAGCGCTTGGCTGGACGGGCGTCAGTTCAAACCACTGTGAGTCCTGCCGACTCCATCCCTAATATTGCGGGACGTACTGAGCATAAGCCTCGTTAGCCGCTGTTGCGAAAGCTAACTTTCAAGTCTCATTCTCTTCCGGTAATTCCTAACTCAACTAATTGGCCGGAGAGGATCATGCGAAGGAGTCAGGTTGCCCATTGCAACACCGGCCCGTGTTCATTTTTTCACACGCGGCGGAAGCGGATCAGCTACAGCCACAAAGCGCTCTGCTGGATACTGCTGAAACAAATCCTCCTCTGTCACAAGAGAACCATCGAGCCAGCCTTGATACTGGTCTGGGTCGAGGATCATCACCATCCGCTTTTCGTCATCCGGCTTGTGGAAACGCTGCATGAGCGGATGGCCATCGGCGTTTATCGTCAGCATTGAGAACGACAGCAGCAAATCCTGTGGCCGGAATTCCCATATCCCGGCGATGGCGGCCGGCATGCCATCGGCGCGCTCGATGCGCCAGCGGACTGGATTCCCCGTCTCATAGCAAGGTTCGAAGAAGTTATCGGCGGGGATAATACAGAACTGTTTGCGCTTCCAGGCATTGCGGAAGGACGGCTTTTGCGCCACGGTTTCGGTGCGGGCGTTGTAGGTCTGGCGCGCTAATTTCTTATCGGCCCAATGCGGAACCATGCCGAAACATGCCGGCGCGACTTCCATTTCGCCGGGCGCATCGTGCGAAGCGCGGATGATCGGCGCCATATAGCCGGGCCAGGCTTCCGGCGGCAGGTCAAATTGAGGGGAGCGGACAGCGAAATGCTGTTCGATTTGATCGCTACGGCTGGGGGTATAGTCGGCGCACATGCAAATGATTCTACCTGCCTTCCGGCATCGGCGGCGGTTCCACCCCGACAAAACACAGCCAGGACTGCGCATAGTCGCAAAATTGCATATCCTTTTTGCTGCGTTCAAACCCTGACAGTACCATGCGGCCGTCCCGATACCAGAGCAAATTCACATCAAAGAGTGTTTCGACATACTTTCCGCTCTCTCCATAGGTAAAGCGTGCGAGCTTCACCAATCGGTGCAATCCCTGGTCTGTCGTTTCAACCACTTCCAGCGTACCGGCGCGCGCCGAGTGGTAGCGATCATGCAGCCGGCGCTTCGGCACTTCCACGCCGTTGAGACGCATCTTTAACATTTTTACAATCATGACAAGCCCTGAATAAAATACTGTATATGCATACAGTATATCAAGACTTCTTGAGGTCGCAATATCCAGGCATGACGCATGGGCATGGCAACGTATGATGCGCGCGACATAGAGAGCGAAGCATGGGCCAGCAAAGCGCTGGAAGCGTGCTGTGGCGCGCAAATGACACCCTTCCCACGTCGCCACACCACCCGCACAAAAAAGCGCTCAAAGTGCGTCAAAATGCGTCAAATCACACGCTCCCTCTTCGCCCCGCCGCGCCAGTCCACATGCCCCTTCGGCCATAACGCAAATTTGAGTCAAAACAGCCCTATATAGCGGGCAGGTGTGGAGGGGGGACAACTGCGCGCGCCGGGCCGAAATGGGGCTTTTTCTAGCTTCCATAGCAATATCATTCGTCGGGACGTGAAAAAGCCGCCTCGTGGGCGGCTCGTGGGGCGGCTGGGGCGCTCTGGCGCGGCTGGGCTGTCAACGCCCTAACCTGCCGGCTATCGCAGCATAGCGGCTATCCTGGTCGGCCGGCGCGGGCCTTGGCCGCCTGCTCCTTCTCGTAATCGTCGCGGCAATCGACGTTGCAGAACGGCAGGCCGGGTGCCAGCGGCTCGTCGCAGTAGTGGCAGGCGCCGTGCGCCACCAGGGCGGGCCGTCCGCGCACGGCGGCCAGGCCGCGCGCCACTTCGGCGAAGATGATCTTGTCGGTATTGTCGATATGGTCGCTCATGCCGCGCCCTCCCCGCCTGTGGCCAGATCATACGGGGCGAACTTCACCACTTCCACGCCGGCCCACTCGTTGATCGCCATGAACTGCGACTGCAGCGGCACCAGCTCGTTGCGGGCGAACACGCGCGCGGCCGGCTCGACGGCGCCGAAGCCACCGGCATTGTTCGGCAAGATGCCCATGAGCTGCGGCGGCACGCGGTGCGCGGCCAGCTGGTCGTCGCGCGTCACGCTCTTGATGTTGAAAAACTCGTCCTTGGCGGCCACGTCGGACACGGGGAGAATCTGGATGCCGTCCTTCTTGCCGTTCGGCGCGTACATGAACAGGTTGCGGAAATTGCCCGGTCCCTTGCTGTCGCGCATGGCCTGACGCAGGTTGTCCACGTCCTGGGTGTTGGCCGCCGCGTCCGTCATGTAGAACACGAAACCGGCGTGGGATCCATTTTTGTAGTACTTGCGGCGGAACAAGGTGGCCGCCTCGTTGAGCCAGGCCGATTGCAGCGCGCTCAGGTACTGCGGCACGCCGTACAGCTCCTGGTTCACGTCCGGTTCCATCAGGTGGAACACGCGGCCCGTTTCGAACTGGTGCGCCGTGCCGTGATTGGTGACAAAGAAATACGTGTCCCCATCGATGCCGCGCCGCATGTACTTGGCCAGCGCATGCGCATAGCTCAACGGGCGCCCGCTGCGGCTGGGCCGGTCTTCCAGGTAGCAGTTGCCGAACGTGAGGAAGTCGAGCGCCAGGCGTTTGAAGGCGTCGCGCGACAGGTACTTGCTGGGCATCAGCGTGGACGCCAGCACGTTGGCCTTGAAGTGGATCGCGCTGGAATGGTGCACGCCGGCATTGAACGACTTGGCCAGGCCGGCCAGGTTGATGGGCGGCTCGTACCATTCGCCGTTCTTCCAGCATTCGAAGCAGTCGAGAATGTCGCCGTGCTCAAGCACGGGCGTGGGGTCGCCGAAGGAAAAGGCCTGGATGCCGGCGGCGTCCGACGGCGCCGGCGTGGTTGCAGCAGGTGCGGAGCGCGCGCGGGCGCGCTGATGTCGTGCCTTGTTCAAGATCTTCAAGAATAAATCTCCATGATGGATTGGTGGTTGTCGGTACTGCCTTCGAAGGGTTCGTGGTCGAGCGCGTGCATGCAGGCCCAGGCCAGGTCGGCGTGGCCGGTTTCGTCGCTGCGCCCGGCCACATAGGTGACGTGGCGCCCGCTGGGCGTGAGGGTTTTGCGGATCGCCATGAACGATTGCGCGATGTCGATCCAGCCGGCGTCAAATTCCAGCCGGCCCTTGCTGATGATGTTTTTGGCCTTCAAGACCATGCGCGTCTTGACTTCCGGCGAATAGTTCAGCGCCGTGACGGCCGGGAAGAAGCCGCGCACGATGGGCAGCACGCCGATGCCCATGCCGGTCGTGTCGATGCCGATGTATTCGACGTTGTAGCGCTGCGTCATCTGGCGGATGGCTTCGGCGTGATCCTCGAAGCTCTGCCCGCGCCACTGGTGGCGTTCCAGCACGCGGAACTTGCCGCCGGCCGTCATGGGCGGCGCCAACACCACGCAGCCGGCGCTGTCGCCGTTCAAGGCCGGGTCGTAGCCGATCCACACGGCGCGGTTGCCGAAGGGGCGCAGGCCCAGCAGTGGCTTGTAATCGTCCCATTCGACCCAGGAATCGACCATGCAGCGCTGCAGCTCGTTCAAGGGGAAAACGCTGTCCGAATCGTCGATGAAATTGCACATCAACAGGTTTTCGAACTGGTCGGGGCTGTATTCGAAGTTGCGCAGCTCGTCAATGTCGAACAGGTTGCAGCCGCCGCGCTCGGCGTCCAGGATCGTGACGATCTGGCGCCATATCTTGTCTTCGCCCGTGTAACCGGACGCCAGGCGCTGGTGGCTCACGTCGATGTTGAACTGCTCGGCCTTGGCGCGGCGCTTGTTGAACAGCTCGCCGGTCCAGAACGGATAGGCCTGGTGCGTGGTCGAGGATGGCGTTGAAAAGTAGGTCTTGCGCCATTTCTTGTGAATGGCCATGCCCGAGGCCACCTTGTTCAACTCCTGGAAATTCTGCGTCCAAAAGAATTCATCGAAGTAGAAATTACCGTGGTAACCCTGCGCCGTGCGTGCATTGGTGCCCAGGAAATACAGGTGGGCGCCATTCGGCAGCACGATGGGATCTCCCGTCAGGTCGATGCCGGCCGCCTCGCGCGCGAATTGCACGATGTATTGCTTGAAGACGTGCGCCTGGCTCTTGGAGGCGGACAGGAAGATTTGATTGCGGCCCGTGGCCATGGCGTCGGCCAGCGCCTCGCGGGCAAAGTACCAGGTGGCGCCAATCTGGCGGCTCTTGAGGATGGCGCGCGTGCGCTGGTCGCCGTTGCGATACCAGACCTTTTGATAGTCGAACAGCGAATCCTGAAAGGCGTCGAGCAATTGAATGCGCTGTTCGTCGCTGAAGTCGTTGCGCGTCGGTTTCTTCTTCGGCCCCGCGTTGCGGTTCGCCAGCTTAGGGTTGAGATCGACCTCGTTGCCGCCCGGCTGCTCGTAGCGGCGCACGCGCGCCGCCTGCACGATGGCGCGCATCAGCAGATCGATTTCCTTGTAATCGCTGCCGCTCTTGACCTCTTTTTCGATCAATTTGACCAGGCGCAGCTCAGCCGCCGCTTCCACGTGCTCGATGGCCTGCGCCTTGTCCCACTCGTCGCGCGCCTTCCAGCTATTGATCGTGCTGCGCTTGATCCCCAGGTGGCGGGCGATGGACGAAATGCGCCAGCCCTTCCAGTACAGGGCGCGCGCGGCACGGCGCGGCTCGGATTCGGGCACGGCCAGTTCGGCGATTTTTTCGTCCGCCGTTTGTTCGCTTGTTTTCTCGATTGTCAGCATGCCGCCAGCGTAGGCCGCGCGCGCGCGGAACGGGGAAAGGCAAAAGTCGCTATGGCCCATAGCAACCCGCCCCGCATTGAATCGCCGGGCCAAGACGTTGACCATGGCGTTATCCGATCAACCGAGACAGACACCATGGCAACCAAATCCCAATTCTTCCGCGTCGCCACCGAAGGCGCTACCACGGACGGCCGCAACATCGACCGCGCCACTATCGAGCAGCTTGCCGCCACCTACAACCCGAAAACCTATGGCGCGCGCATCTGGCTGGAACACATCCGGGGCATCCTGCCCGACAGCCAATTCAAAGCCTACGGCGACGTGATCGCGGTGAAAGCCGAGGAAGTGGACACGGACAACGGGAAGAAACTGGCCCTGTTCGCGCAGATCGAGCCCACGCCGGAACTGGTCGCCATCAACAAGGCGAAACAGAAGCTGTACACCAGCCTGGAAATTCAGCCTGACTTCGCCGACACCGCGCAGCCGTATCTGGTCGGCCTGGGCGTCACCGACAGCCCGGCCAGCCTGGGCACCGATGCCCTGAAATTCTCGGCCAACCGCAAGCAGCACAGCACCAACCTGTTTAGCACTGCCGTCGAAGTCGAGCTGGCATTCGATGAGCCGCAAGGCATCAAGCTGGCCGATGCCGTCAAAAACCTCCTGTCGCGCTTCTCCAATAAATCCGGCACCGACGCAGCGCAATTCGCCGACATCAGCGAAGCGGTGGAAACCCTGGCCGGCCACGTCGTCACGGTCAATGACAACTACGCCAGCGCCCTGGCACGCCTGGACAAAGCGGAAACGGCCTTGACCGTCACGCAGGCCGACCTCGATGCTTTCAAGGCGCAGATGGACGCGGCGCCCGGCAACGCGCCGCGCCGCCCGTCCGCCACCGGCAACGACGGCGCCGTGCAGACCGAGTTTTAAGCGCCCGCGCCCTTACCCATCCTCATATCAATCACGGAGCAAACATAGATGAAAAAGCACACCCGCCAGGTCTACAGCCAGTATGAAACCCGCCTGGGCCAGTTGAACGACACGGATAGCGTCGCCAAGACCTTCAGCGTAGCGCCCAGCGTGCAGCAGAAGCTGGAAACGAAAATGCAGGAATCGAGCGAGTTCCTGTCGAAAATCAACGTCATCGGCGTGGGCGAACAGGAAGGCGAAAAGCTGGGCCTGGGCGTGTCCGGCCCGATTGCCGGCCGCACCGACACCAAGGCCAAGGAACGCGAAACGCGCGACCTGTCCACCATGGACAGCACCAAATACCGCTGCGAGCAGACCAACTTCGACACGCACCTGACGTATGCCAAGCTGGACGCTTGGGCCAAGTTCGCCGACTTCCAAGCGCGCGTGGCCAATGCCATCGTGACCCGCCAGGCGCTCGACCGCATCGTCATCGGTTTCAATGGCGTCAAGGTCATGGCCACCACCGACCTGGCCGCCAATCCGCTGCTGCAGGACGTCAACAAGGGCTGGCTGCAGCACTTGCGCGAACAGGCGCCCGAGCGCGTGCTGGGCCTGGCCGGCGCCGGCCTGCCTGGCACGGTCATCATCNCAGGCGCTCGACCGCATCGTCATCGGTTTCAATGGCGTCAAGGTCATGGCCACCACCGACCTGGCCGCCAATCCGCTGCTGCAGGACGTCAACAAGGGCTGGCTGCAGCACTTGCGCGAACAGGCGCCCGAGCGCGTGCTGGGCCTGGCCGGCGCCGGCCTGCCGGGCAAGGTCATCATCGGCACTGGCGCGGATGATGACTATGCCAATCTGGACGCGGCCGTGGTCGATGCCGTCAACCTGCTGGACCCGTGGTATCAGGAAGACACGGGCCTGGTCGCCATCGTCGGCCGCAAGCTGTTGAGCGATAAATACTTCCCGCTGGTGAACACCAAGCAGGCGCCCACGGAAACCCTGGCGGCCGACATCATCATCAGCCAGAAACGCATCGGTGGCCTGCCGGCAGTGCGCGTGCCCTACTTCCCGGACAACGCCATCCTGATTACCCGCTTCGACAATCTGTCGATTTACTTCCAGGACGGCGCGCGCCGCCGCCGCGTCGAGGACAAGCCTTCGCGCGACCGCATCGAGAACTACGAGTCGTCCAACGATGCGTATGTGATCGAAGACCTGGGCCTGGCAGCGCTGGTCGAGCACATCGAGCTGAAAGCCTAAGCCATGGGCAATCTGTCCCCTGCCCTGCGCCACCGCGCGCGCATGCTGGCCGAGCGCACGGCCGGCGCCGCCGAGCCGCAGGGCGTGACCACCGGCAGCGCCTACGAGCTGATGCTTTATAAACTGTCCGACGACCGGCGCCGCCTGAAATCCATCCAGTCGGTGGAGCGCAAGATCGAGGTCAAGGCCACCATGCTGGCGACCTATGCGCAATGGATCGACGGCGTGCTGGCCGGCGGCAAGGGCGCGCAGGACGACGTGGTGGCCACCCTGCTCGTGTGGCACATCGACACGGGCGAGTATGACCGCGCCCTGGTCATCGCCGCCTACTGCATGGAACACCGCTTCACCCTGCCGGAAACTTACAGCCGCGACATTCCCACCATGATGCTGGACGAGTTTGCCGCCGCCTACCTGCAGGGCAAGCTGGGCGACGACCCGCAGCATGCCGTGGCCGTGCTGGGCGCCGTCGAAGCCATGACGGCCGCCAGCGACGCGCCCGACCAGGCGCGCGCCAAGCTGCACAAGGCCATCGGCCTGGCCATGGTGGCCGTGCTGGACCAGCAGGACGCGACGGACATCGCCCCGGCCCTGCTGGAACAAGCTGGCGTGGCCATGGCGCAGTTGCAGCGCGCGCGGGCCTTGTCCGAGTCCGTCGGCGTCAAGAAAGATATGGAACGGCTGGAACGGCGCATCAAGCGCGCGGCCGATTCCAGCTAAAGAGCAGCCCCCGGCGCACAGGCGGCACGGGGGGATTCTGGCGATTTTATCTGCCTGATGAACCCCGTCCACCGCCTCCCCTTTCACTTCCACCGCAGACACCATGTCCTTTATCGCCCTTCCTCCCCGCGCACCAGGTGCCGCCAGCACGCCGCCGGCACCCAGCCCCACGCCCGGCATCGTGGAAAACGATGGCTGGTTCCCCGATATCACCTTGGCAGAAATGCGCGACGCCATGCGCCTGGACGGCACCGTCACCGACGCGCGCCTGGTGCAAGCCGTGGTCGATGCGATTTTGCATGTGAACCGCGAGCTGGCCGCCTGGCAAAGCACGCATGCCGCCGCCGGCATCGCCGCGCTGGCGGACGTGCCCGCCAGCCGCATCAACCGCGAAAGCCGTTTGCTGGCGCAGTACCGGCGCGCCGTCTACAGCACGGCCAAGGCCGACTTGATCGAGCGTTACCGCGACTACGACACCACGGCGTCATCGGCCAGCGACAAGAAAAGCATGGAATGGCTGGACGAAGCGCCCGGCGCCCAGCGCAGGAATGCGCAATGGGCCATCGCCGATATGGTCGGGCGCACGCACCTGACGGTGGAATTGATCTGATGCAGGTGCGCACGCAGCAGCACGACACGGTAGACGCGCTGGTGTGGCGCTACCTGGGCGACGGCGCCGGCTATGTCGAGCAGACGCTGGAAATGAATCCGGCGCTGGCCCGCCACGGCGCCGTGCTGCCGGCCGGCCTGGTCGTCACCCTGCCGGAACCTGTCGCCAGCGTGGCCGCCACGGCCGACGTTGTGCAGCTATGGGACTGACTTCTTTAACAACTTTTAATTTATCCTCATCATGGAGAAACAAGCTATGTCCGCAGAATCGTTTGGTGGCTTCGCCGCCCTGGTCAAACTGTACGGCTTCAAGGCCGCGCTGGGCATGATCGGCGCCGCCATGCTGTACATCGTGCTGCCCCCCTTGAACAGCGACGGCACATTCAACAAGGGCGAATTCGTCGCCCGCCTGGCCTGCGCCGGCGTGTTCTCGTGCCTGCTGGGCGGCACCGCGTACCAGCTGCTGTGCGCGCAACTGCCGGCCATCGGCGCCATGGTCAACGCTTCCGCCGTCGACCTGATCGTGGGCGCGCCCGGCTGGTGGGTATCGCGCGCCGTGGCCCTGTGGTTCCAGCGCCGCAGCGACAAGGACATCGCCGAGCTGGTCAACGACGCGAAGGAGCATTGATGGCCGCCACGGAAAACCCGCTGATCGCGCGCGCCATCGATGACGTGCTGCGCGCCGAAGGCGGCTACGTGAACGACCCGCACGACAAGGGCGGCGAAACCAACTTCGGCATCACCGTGGCCGTGGCCCGCGCCAACGGCTACCAGGGCGCCATGCGCGACCTGCCCGTGGCGCTGGCGCGCGCTATCTACCTGGCGCGCTACATCACGGGGCCGAAATTCGACCAGGTGCTTGCGATGCACGCCGGTATCGGCGCCGAGCTGATCGACACGGGTGTGAACATGGGGCCGCGCGTGGCCGCCGAATTCCTGCAGCGCTGGCTGAACGGTTTTAACGACACGGGCGCGCGCTATCCCGTGCTCACCGTCGATGGCAGCCTGGGCAAGCAGTCGCTGAGCGCGCTGGCCGCCTTTCTCGCCTGGCGCGGCCAGGAAGGCGCCGCCGTCATGCTGCGCGCCCTGAACGGCCTGCAGGCGGCGTGCTATCTGGACATCACGGAAGCGAACAAGACGCAGCGCCGCTTCCTGTTCGGCTGGCTGCGCACGCGGGTGGCGCTGTGATGGCGGCACCGCCCTGGCGCGCGCTGGCCGTGGGCCTGCTGGCGGGCGCCGTGCTGGGGTGGACGACGCAGGGCTGGCGCAACGACGCCGTCCTGGCCGACGTGCGCCGCACCGCAGCC